TTACAGGAAGTGCCATACCTGCTGCTGTAGTCGCAGGGGGCATGGCTATATCTGAAATAAATAGAAGAGCTAAAGACAAAGCAGCATACGATGTGTATGCAGCAGGTAATCTTGCAGGCTCTACTATGACTGTAGGTGGACAGGACATTATTCGCAGACCCGGCTCTACTAACTACATTGGTACTGTTACTGGCGACCCCAAGCAGATTTACGCTCAAGAACAGATAATGTACGGTTACATTCCCGGCACGATGAAAGAAAGTCAAGGCGGAGAAGAAGATGGTGGCATCTGGTCACGCACGGGTTTTGAGGGATTGTTGAGTGCAGACACTGTTGCGAAGCTAGAACTTAAAGGAAACTACGACGCGTATGGCAACTTTTATACTGCAAACGGCACATCGGGTGCAGGTACAATGGAAGCAGGACGGGCCTTATACAACGAAATTGTGTATGGTGGCGGTGATGGTAGAAATCCTACCAATGCAGAAGTAGTCGCCTTTATGAAGGATTTTAGAGAAAACTTTGCGGCTGAAAAGGCGTGGTACACAAACGTATGGAATGTGAAGCCTGAAGATTACGCAAACGCCCGTAAGACTACCATAGAAAAGCTACGCGATAAGTATGGTATTGATAGCACAGGAACAGAAGCGCCTACCGCCACTCCTACTACGGATACCCCTACCCCAGATAGCGGCACTACTCCTGACTTTAGTGTACCCGGCAGTACTGTCAGTGAAAGCACAAGCGATAGCGGGGATACTACTTACGTTTACTCTGGTCAAGACTCACAGGGCAACACAGTAACAACCAGCAGCACATACGATGAAGCAGGCATGAATATAACTGCGTCGTCTTCTACATCTACAGCTAAAACTGCACAAGATGATATAGTTGGTCCAGTGTCCCGACCTGAAGTAAGTATTAGCAGAACGTCTTCCGATAGTAGTGACAATGGTGATTTTGTTGGAGGTGGTACTAAATTTAGCGGTAGTACTACTAGCTATGGCACTAAAGTATCTAGCAACGTAGGTGGTGCAGGCGAACACGCAGACATTGGTAACTACGTTACAGCGAAGCAGAAAGCAGAAGAGTCAGGCGGCGGCGGCGGAAACGACGATGGTTGTGTAATCGCAACTCACGGCATCTCTACTGGTGGCTTTACTTTGATGGAAAAGGCAAAAGCAGAACTGTGGTGTCAAAAGACTTATCACGGCAAGTGGTACGGCGAAGCATTTAGAAGAGGCTACAGAGCAGCAGGACAGCGCTGTATTGATAGTGGCAATGCAGAACAGCACTATCAGGAGTTCAAGGACTTTGTAAGCTATGGCAGAGGCGTGAAGAAGGGCTACAAGTTAGCTATCAACTACTATCTTCGCACCCTACAGTTTTTCATCACTGGTATGTTTTTAGGAAAATAGCATGGCTCTAACACCTAGAAAATCTGGCGTAATTGGCGGAATGCCGTCACAGTTTAACGACCAACAGACTGTCGCTGATGATGTGCCTATGAACGGTAAAGAAGGCGGCATGGTTATTAACGCTGCTGCTATTCAGCAGATGGGTGAGCAAGACTATCTGAAGATGCTACAAAAAGCCCACGAGTTTTATCTTTTACGGGGTGGGTCAGACGCAGGTACACAATTAACTGAGCCAACTGCCGCATCCCTACAGCAAATTCTAGTGTCTCGCGGCGAAGGTTACATCGAACCAGAGCTAGTGGCAATTATCGGAGAAGACCGCCTTACCAAGATAAACAATCGCGGTAAAAAGGCTACAGAAAAAAAGATACAAGAAGCAGAGCAAGAGCAGCCTCAACAGCAGCAAGGATTTATTCCTCGCGCAGCAGAAGGCATAAAGATAGAAAAGAACGAAGGCTTTGTTACTCGTGATGTAGGCGAACAGGTAGATATGGAAGACTACTTGCCTATTCCGCAAGAAACTGTAGATAAGCTTGTAAAGTTTACCACAAACAAAAAGCCTACTCGTACGCAGGTAAAGAACTTTATTCAAAATGACTTGACTGATGAAGAAGCGTTAGCGCTAATCGTTTTTACCGAAACTTCATCTAACACTGCCGACTTTGATGACATGCAAGCTATTGCTCAAGTGGTACGTAATCGCATAGCTTCAGACGACTTTGACTTTGGTAAGCTTAAAAGCGTCAAGGATGTAGCACTACAGCACGTAGCTAACAACCCAGATAAAGCATTACAGTTTTCAGGGCTTGAACCAAGCAAGATATATCCTCGTCTAAAAGAGTTACGGGATGGTAAGGCAGACATCGGCTTTAGAAAGAGCCTTGCAGCCGCACAGAACGCCCTGAACGAAGAGACAGAGGGTTCAACTCTACTTCCCGACAACACCCTATTCTATACTCGCTCTGACGCGAAAAATCAGTGGATGCGTGATTCAGATAAGCTTGAGTATGGTGCAGAGATTGGAGAACACGAGTTCTACTATCCTAGAACTTCCCGTGAGTTTCCATAGTATTCGTCAGCTACCCGCGTATGCGGCCCTGACATAACCGAAGCGGCTACCTACTCGCCAAGTAGCCCCGCAATTTTGAGGTAAATAAAATGGCAAAAAAGGTAAAAGGCCATCGTGCTAATAAACCAAACGACTCTTTTGGGGTAACTAATGACTCCGGCTTGTATCGCGGCGAATACCGTGATGAAGTATATCAGGAAACTGATGAAGAAGAAACAGAAGAGTTACAAGCTGACCCTGCACAAGAAGCAGCTACTCAGCAAGAAGTTGGTGACAGCTTCGTTCCACAGAAACAAGAAGCAGCAAACGACGAAGGACACGACTATAAAAAGCGTTATGATGACCTGAAAAGGCATTACGACGAAAAGATAGCAGAGTTCAAGTCGGAGCGTGAGCAGCTTTCAGACCAGTTAAAAAACCTAAAAGAACGGGCATACGAAATGCCTAGAGGTGTCAAACCGCCCAAGACTCTTGAAGAGTTAAAGGAGTTTAAGGAAAGATATCCTGACGTTTTTGAGGTTGTAGAAACAGTGTCTAGCATACAGGCTGAATCACAGCTTTCTAAGCTTCGTGAAGAAATGGACGTAATCAAAAAACGGGAAAAGGACTTAGAGAAGCAAAAAGCGTACGAAGAGCTTCTCAGACTACACCCAGATTTTGATGAGTTAAAAACCTCAAACGAGTTTATTAACTGGCTGGATGCACAACCACAGTCACTTAGCGACGGTATCTACAAAAACAATACAGATGCCAAGCTTGCGGCAAGAGTGGTGGACCTTTACAAAGTCGATACTGGTGTCGGCAAGAAAAAGCCTTCTACTAAGGCTACGAAGGAGACAGACGCGGCTGCTAGCGTTTCACGCCCTGCAGCTAAAGAAATCTCCACCAATGATAAAAGTGGCCGCATTTGGAAGGCTTCTGAAATCGGCAAGATGAAATCATGGGAATTTGAAAAGTTTGAAAAGGAACTTGATGAAGCCCGTGCTGAAGGCCGAATAGATTACAACAACTAATCCTCATAAGGAAGGAATGACTAATGGCTTTTAATAGAGCAGCAGGTTATAATAACCTACCTTCTGGGAACTTTACCCCAGAAATCTTTAGCCAAAAAGTTCTTAAATTCTTCCGTCGTGCTTCGGTTGCAGAAGATATTACGAATACCGATTACGCTGGCGAAATTGAGAACTACGGCGACACCGTGCGAATCATTAAAGAACCGACAATTACGGTTTCTTCTTACTCTCGCGGTTCAACAGTTAACCCACAAGACTTGGCTGACGACCAGACAACTATGGTTGTTGACCAAGCTAACGCTTTCGCATTCAAGATTGATGATATCGAAGAGCGTCAGTCTCATGTTAACTTTGAGGCACTGGCAACTTCTTCAGGTGCATACTCTCTGAAGCGCAAGTACGATGGCAATATCTTGACCGCAATGTTTGACGGCGCAGGTATCTCATCTGAAACTGGTGCAGCTACTGCTACCGTTTCTGGTCTGGGTACTTTAGGTACACCTTTGTCAGGTCAGACAGGTGATAACCTTGTCAATATTATGCTGAAGATGGCTCGTGCGTTGGACGACCAGTCCGTACCAGAAGAAAATCGCTGGTTCGTGGCTGCTCCTGCTTTCTACGAGACTCTGTTCGGCGCAGGTGCAAAGTTTGCTGAAGTTCAGGTAACTGGCGACGGTACTTCACCTCTGCGTAACGGCCTTGTAATGCAGGGCAATATCGCAGGCTTTAACTGCTATAAGTCAACAGCTATGAACGCTGCTGGCACAGACACTGTAGACGTAACAGGCTTGGGCGCTGGTGAGTTCCCAATCTTGGCAGGTCACATGTCTTCAACTGCAACTGCTTCGCACATCGCGAAGACCGAAGTTGTACGTTCAACTGAAACCTTTAGCGACATCGTTCGTGGCCTGCACGTATTTGGACGTAAAGTCCTGCGTCCAGAAGCTCTCGTACGTGGCGTTATCTCACTGTAAGAAGGGAACTTGAATTATGGCTACTTACTCAATTAGTGGTGCAGGTACAACTGGTTTCCCTGCAGGCGGTGCAAACGTACGTGTCATCAGCGAAGTTGTAGATTTCTCTGCAACTACTAACGCTGCTGCTGACGTTTTTGAAGTGCTGGGTATCCCAGCCGAAACAACTGTTCTTGGTGCTGGTATCAATGTTATCACTGCAGACTCTGCAGGTAACTCTGGTACTTTGGCTCTGGGTGATGGTGGCGATGCTGACCGTTACGTAGCTGCTTCTACTGTAGCTGCTGTAGGTCAGGAAACTGCTATCTTCGCAACAACAGTTCCACACCTGTACGGTGATGCAGATACAATTGACCTGACCGTTGCAACTGGCGCGATTAACGCTGTTGTACGTGTTTGGGCAATCGTTGCTGATTGTACTGGTGGCGTTGAAACTGCTCAGACAGTTACATTCGCCTAAATAAAATGTCGGGGGGCAGGGCAACTTGCCCCTTGACAACCCGGTAAAATCGTGATAAAAGCGACTATCAACCGCCGGGATATACATTTATGTTTACTACTTACGTTTTATTTTGTTCACTTATAACTGGCTCTTGTACAGAGGCCATCGACACTCAAGGTCCATACCGAACTCAGCAAGAGTGCAGAATTAGAGCAGTCGAAATGGTTGCAGCAATAAGCAAAGTAGCTAAAGAACCTCAACAGTTTCATTACAAGTGTAAACTAGAATTAGGTAAGCACGATTATGCCGCGTAAAAAAGAAAATCCTATACGTAAGACCACTACAGGCAAAAACGCTAACTACCGTCCTACCAAGTCTGGTGCGGGTATGACAGCTAAAGGGGTTAAAGAGTATCGCAAGAAGAACCCCGGTTCAAAGCTAAAGACAGCCGTAACAGGTAAAGTAAAAGCTGGAAGCAAAGATGCCAAGCGTCGTAAATCATTTTGCGCTCGTAGCGCAGGACAGATGAAGAAGTTTCCCAAAGCAGCTAACGACCCAAACAGCCGTTTGCGTCAAGCTCGTAAGAGGTGGAAATGCTAACTGCACTTATCGGACCAATAACCCAAATAGCTGGTACGTGGCTAGAGGGTAAAGTAGAAAAGACCAAAGCAGAAACAGGAGCTAAAGTTGCAAAAGCTAAAGCTGAAGCTACAATTATGGAAAAGAAAGCTACTGGCGAAATCGACTGGGATTTGGCTATGGCTGAAGGAAGCAAACATTCATGGAAAGATGAATGGATTACACTTTTATTCTCTGTTCCTCTCATTTTGGCTTTCTGTGGAGATTGGGGCAGAGACATTGTTCAACAAGGCTTTGCAGCTTTGGAAGCAATGCCGGAATGGTATCAATACAGTCTTGGACTTATTGTTGCAGCGTCGCTAGGTATGCGTAGCGCAACTAAGTTTTTTGGAAAGAAATAGCATGACTTTTGTAATGGAACGAGTACTGAAGTGGAAGTTACTGCCTCGCGGTATGATGGCGGTAATGACCTTTATGTACATAGAAGTGTTATACTGGTTTATGGGTCTTTCATCTGAAGCTATGACATCACAAGCAACCGCTTTAACTGCAACCGTTACAGGGGCTATGACTGGCGCTTTTGCCGTTTGGTTAGGGCATGAGAAATGAACTATGACCGTAGCGCACTAATCGACCAGCTAATTCTGCACGAGGGTATGGAGCTAGAAGTCTATCAAGACCATCTGGGAATAGACACAATTGGGGTTGGCAGAAACTTACAGGATAGAGGGATAACTGACGGTGAGTTATCCTTTATGAATAAACTTCGTTCAGAGATATACGATGAGGGCATTACCGAAGCTAACGCTCGTTTTCTTTTGTCTAACGATATAGATATAGTAGAGAAAGAGTTGCTAGATGCTCACCCTTGCATTAACCGTCTTGATGATGTTCGCATTCGGATTGTACTTGACATGGCCTTTAATATGGGAGTTCCACGACTTTGTAAATTCAAGAACATGTGGGCGAACATACACATCGGTGACTACCTATCTGCGTCTTTTGAGATGTTGGATTCGCGTTGGGCGGAGCAAACAAAATCACGGGCTACACGTTTGGCGGAAGCTATGAAAACAGGGGTATTGGTAATATGACATCACGGTATCAACCACCAAGAGATGCACAATCATCTCAAGAAAAAGAAAGAAAAGAAAAGGGTCAGAACTACAACCCTAATCCTACTCCGCCCCCTAAAGTTCGTCAGGGGGTAATTCGTGGCGTAGAGAGCAAAAAAACTGAGGATGGACATACATACAATAGGTACGATTACAACTCCCCTATAGGTCCTGAAAGTTTTCACCGTCTTACTAAAGGAAAGTACAAAGGAAGCAGGAGCGCTTAGTGGTAGGCAATCTTTCTAAATTTACCACAGAAGGTAAGACTATAACCAGTACGTCAGCAGGGGCTAGCGCAGACGTAATCTACACTGTTCCAAGTAACTATAGTGCAATCATACGCTTTCTTCATCTCAGTAATGGTACAGCCAATAACAAAAAGGCGTACGTTCAGTTCTATCACGCAGATGATGATGCGTATCACTATATTGCAAATGGATTAGCTATGGACGCTAATAGTGTTTTTGACCTAGCTAACGGAAACTATTTTAATCTTCATGCAGGCGATAAGATTGTAGCATACATTGAAACAGGCATGACGTTGGATGTTATGCTTTCTTCAGAAGAATATTACGACCCAGCGAGGATTTAACCATGCCACGTAAAGCACCAGCTAAACCTGCTAAGAAAACAAAAAGCAGAGTAAACGAAGCAGGCAACTATACTAAGCCTGAAATGAGAAAAAGACTATTTAATAAAATTAAGGCTGGGACACGCGGGGGAAAGGCAGGTCAGTGGTCAGCAAGAAAAGCTCAACTCTTGGCTTCTGAGTACAAAAAAGCAGGGGGCGGCTACCGAAACTAAACTGCAAGGAAGTAGAGGAAACCATGCTAGACCCCATTAGCGCAATCGCCGCCGCTAAACTCGCTTACGAAACCATAAAAAAAGGCTTTCAGATAGGCAAGGACGTTGAGTCGATGGCGGGAGACATCGGACGCTGGATGAACGCCATTAACGATGTTAAGGAAAGTCACAACAAGGCCAAGAGTCGTAGGTTTGGAAGCGTAGAAGAAGAAGCCCTAGAAACATTCGCAGCTAAGAAACAAGCTGAAAAGATGGAAGAGGAGCTACGCAACTTTATCATCGGTAACTACGGGTTGAATGGCTGGAACGATATCATACGCATTCAGGGTCAGCTAAGAAAGAAAAGAGCAGAAGAAAAGCGACTTAGGCAACAGAGAATAGACGAGATAATATATTGGGGTTCTGTTGCTTCTCTCATTCTTCTTATATCAGTATTTGTAATAAGCATATTGACATTTTCGCTAGTTTAATGTAAAATAGAGTATTTGAAGGTTGATATCTATGAAAAAGCTAGCGATAGACGCTCTAATTCACAAATATAAGGCAGAATGTTCAGATGCAAAGTATGTATTCAGCAATTACTTTAACAATCCTGTTGCAGTGGGTGAACATCCGAATCTTCTTCAAACTATGGATGAAGCGCTATCAAGATACACGTCGGCTCAAGAGAAGCTAGCTGCAATCATAGATTTAACAGAGGAATTGAATTATGGCACTGAAGAAGAGCCAACGCTCTTTGAAAGCATGGACCAAACAGAAGTGGCGCACAAAAAGTGGTAAGCCGTCGACACAAGGTCCAAAAGCTACCGGGGAAAGATATTTACCTGCAAAGGCCATCAAAGCCCTATCAGAGAAAGAGTACGCAGCGACAACTCGTGCTAAACGCAAAGCAACTAAGGCTGGTAAGCAAGTCTCCAAACAGCCTAAAAAGATACGAAATAAAACCAGACAGTACAGGAAAGTAACATAATGAACTACAAGCAGTTGATTAACGCTGTACTAAAAGAAATAAACGAAGTACAGATTACTACCGTATCTGGTGCTACGGGCATACAAGCTAGTGTGGCTGACTTTGTGAACAAGGCGCAGCGCGACATTATCAATTCGGAAGTAGAATGGCCTTTCACCGTCGTATCTCAATCCTTTACTAGCGTTGCGGGTACAGGGGAATATAGCAGAGAGTCCGACGCTAAGACTCTGGACTACGACAGCTTCAGAGTACGCGAGACTGCCAGTACTGCACAGCGTACGCTTCAGTATCTTTCGTACGACGAGTACGTAGATAGGTACAACGAATTTGACAGTAACCCATCAGGTGATTCACAAGGATTGCCTCAGTTTGTATATGAGACACCTGACCAAAAGATTGGGCTGTCTCCTATACCTGACGTATCCACATACACAGTAAATTACTATTACTATCAGACTAGCTCTGATATGTCTGCCGACACAGACAACCCCACCATACCTGAAAGATTTCACGACGTTATTGTGAATAGGGCAAGATATTACGCCCACATGCTTCGCTCTGACGCACAGTTCTCACAATTCGCACTACGAGAGTACATGGAAGGTATCAATCGTATGCGGGTAGAACTCATAAACAAAAAAGACTATCTAAGAGCAGTATAAAATGCCAGATACTTCCGTTATTAGTCCTCTTGTCGTACGTTTAGGCGGTGGGCTAGTACTCGACAAAGATACATTCTCTCAGCCACCCGGTTCTGCTACTGGTCTTCAAAACTTTGAGCCGGACATTAACGGTGGCTATCGTCGTATTAACGGTACAGAAAAGTTCAACAGTAACATTGTTCCACAGACTGCATCTTCTGGTGAAACAATATTAGGCGTACACATCTACAACGACTCTGTTATAGCTGCAAGAGGAACTAGCGTTTACAAAGGCTCTAGCACAGGTTCGTGGACAAGCATTGATAGCGGCAGAACAAGCGCAGGCCGCTACAACTTTGAAAACTTTAACTTCGACGGTACAGATAAGGTTATCTATGTCGATGGCGCTAACAACGCCTCAGTGTACAATAACACCTCTGTAACTGACATCAACGCAACAGGCGCTCCTGCCGACCCTTCGTTTGTTACCATCTTCAGAAGCCACGTTTTCTTTGCGGGTATGTCTTCTAACCCTCAAGAGATTGTGTTTACCGCACCCTTCGATGAAACAGATTTCTCTGCTGCTAGCGGTGCAGGCTCTATCAAGGTAGATGATACAGTTACAGGTCTGAAGGTGTTTCGTGAGAACCTGTTTATCTTCTGCGAAGACTCTATCTACAAGCTTGGCGGTTCTAGCATTGCAGATTTTGCTGTAGTTCCTGTAACTCGAAAGATTGGTTGTATTGACGGCAACAGCATCCAAGAAATTGCAGGTGACATTGTTTATCTTGCACCAGACGGCCTAAGAACTATTGCTGCTACTGACCGTATTGGTGACGTAGAACTGGGTACGATTTCAAAGCAGATTCAACCTCGCCTAGAAAACATATCAAAGGACAAGATAAGCAGCCTTGTTATTCGCGGCAAAAGTCAATACCGTCTGTTCTTTCCTACTGATGCGGGTTCGGTTGCTGCCGCTAGTGGTATTATGGGCGTTATTAAGGCAGGAGAGCAGGGCGGCGTTGGTTGGGAGTATGCCGACCTCGTAGGTATTAAGCCCTCTGCTTGTGCTTCTGGATTTATCAGTGGTACGGAAACCGTATTGCACGGGGGGTACGACGGATACATCTACAAGCAAGAAACAGGCGACGACTTTGACGGCACAGATATTGTAGCTTTCTATAAAGGCCCACACTATACGATGGGCGATGCAGGCATCCGTAAAATGATGCAGCGTATTATCTGGAACTACGAAAACGAAGGTTCAGTAAACGCTACCGTAAAATTAAGTTACGACTTCGGTTCGGGCGAAACACCCCAGCCGCAACCTTACAGCCTAGCTATCGGTAATAGCGCGGCACTTTTCGGGACAGCCTTATTTGGAACAGCTACGTTTGGTTCTACAGGCATTCCTCTTGTTAGACAAAGCGTAGAAGGAAGTGGGTTTACAGTCGGAGTACAAATCGACGACGCTTCTGGCTCACCCCCCATTTCACTAAAAGGATACCAACTGGAATTTACTCCGGGCGGAAGGAGATAATTTATGGCAGGTTATACTAGACAAGCCACATTTACAACTGGGAACGTAGTTTCAGCGTCGGACTTTACTAACGAGTTCGATGAACTGCTGTCTGCGTTCAGCAATACATCAGGCCACGCTCACGACGGTACGGCTGCTGAAGGTCCAGTTATCGGTCTTATTGGTGATGCAGGCAATGCTACACCTCTTAACAAGATTGTAGTAGACACCTCAAACAATAGAGTTGGGGTGTTTGTTAACGTATCTAGCGCGGCAGTAGAACAGGTACGCATTCAAGATGGCGCTATTGTTCCCGTAACAGACAGCGACGTTGATTTGGGTACGGCTAGCCTGCGCTTCAAAGACCTGCACATCGACAGCATTGCGATGGCAACCACAACCGTTACTGACATACTCGACGAAGACAACATGGCTTCTAACAGTGCAACCGCCCTTGCAACTCAGCAGTCAATCAAAGCGTACGTCGATGCCAGTTCTGGTGGTGGGGGCGGTGGCTCGTCCACTTTTGTTGGTCTAACTGATACCCCGTCTAGCTTGTCCAGCGACGGTGGTAAGATGGTTAAGGTTAACAGTGGCGGCACTGCTCTTGAGTTTGTTACAGCAAACACAGACGCTATAGCGGAAGGTTCTAGCAATCAGTACCACACTACAGCAAGAGCAAGGGCTGTTTTATCTGTTGCTACTGCTACAGCTAGCGGTAACGGTGGATTAAGCTACAACGACTCTACTGGTGTGTTTACCTTTACTCCCGCAGATGTAAGTAGCGGGGGCGGTAGTAGTACATCCCTAGCTTGGGCTGTTGCAGATAGTAGTGTTAGTACTTCCCCTACTGTTACGGGAACAGTGGCAATAGGTTTAGGCTATAATACCCAAGCAACGGCATCGTACGCAATTGCGATAGGTCACGATGCTAGAGCTACTGGAAATTATACGATATCGGCAGGCGGGGGTACTAGAGCATCTTCTGAGTATGGGATAGCTTTGGGATATTCGGCGATAGCTGACCAGAACTACAGCGTGGCAATCGGATATGGTGCAAATACTTCCGCAGCTAATCAACTAATGTTAGGCTCTACTATTCAGGCTTATGGTTTTGATTCTATTCGCGTAGGTAACAGCAGCTATGTTCCATCGAATAGCATGGACTTAACAACTAAATCCTATGTTGACAGTCAGATAACTACAAACGTAGCTTCTTCATTTCCTTTTATAGCTTCTAACGGAACAGCCACAGCAGGCGGAACAGATGACCTTGCTATTGGACCGGGGGCTAATACCAACAGTAATGATGATGCCATTGCTATTGGTAAAGGTGCAGAAGCTAATGGGTATTCGGGTATAGCTATAGGTCGTGCCACTCAAGGCGGCGGGCAGGGTGTTGCTATAGGAGATGGCGCTGCTTCTGTAGGCAGTGGTGTTGCTCTAGGAAGTGCTACTAGTTCTAACACAGGAATTGCTATAGGAAACGGCGCTTCAGTTGGTTCTGCACACCTCTATTCAGTCGCTTTTGGTAAAGGTGCAGCCACCACTACGGATAGAGAGCTTATGTTAGGTGCTGCTAGCTCAAACGGTTTCACTTCTGTTCGCGTTGGTAACACCAGCTACGCCCCCTCAAACAACCTCGACCTGACCCCTAAGAATTACGTCGATACTCAGGTAGCAACCAAAGCAGCACTCTCTGACCTTTCTGTTACTACAGCAAGCGCTAGTGGCGGTGGTGCATTGGCGTACAATAGTTCGACTGGTGCGTTTACGTTTACTCCTTCGTCAGTTGGTAATCGTACGTTTGTCAGATACACTTCCTACTCACCTAATTACGTAGCTCCTTTTAATTTTGATTCAGAATGGAGTTCTGCTAGTTATTCTTACAGTAGGTTTATGACCAACCAAACGACAATTACTAAAGCAGATAATTCTGGACTAGGAATTACTGTCAATACTCCAACTGCCGGAATAGAGACAACTATTTACGGGG